CTAAGCGTAGATTAGACTACGATTTAACGGTTATAGGTATTGCCGCGACTAAAACAAATTTTAATAAATCAGAAGGAATAACAGTTGATTATGTAGATCCAGCTAATATAGTTTACTCTTACACGGAAGATCCTAATTATGAGGATTTGTATTACGTAGGGGAAGTGAAGGAAGTAACAATAGCCGAGGTGGCAAAAGAATTCCCCGCTCTAACTAACGAGGAGCTAAAAGATATCGAAAAAATGTCAAGTTCACGTAACTATACAAGTGGATATAGTAGCAGCGATGACGAAAAGGTTTCTTTAGTGTATTTTGAATACAAGACTTATATGCACCAGGTCTTTAAAATTAAAGTAACTGATCAAGGTCTTGAAAAAGCAATTGAAAAAACAGATGAGTTTAACCCGCCTGAAAACGATACGTTTAAGAAGGTGTCTAGAACTATAGAGGTTTTATATACAGGCGTAAAGCTTTTAGGGCACAACACAATGTTGAAGTGGGGAATGTCAGAGAATATGACAAGACCGTTTGCAGATACTACTAAAGTAGCTATGAACTATTCTATTTGTGCTCCTAGAGTATATAAAGGTAAGATAGAATCTTTAGTTAGCCGTATAACAGGTTTTGCGGATATGATTCAATTGACTCATTTAAAGCTACAGCAGGTTATGTCTAGAATAGTACCAGATGGTGTTTTTTTAGATATGGATGGTTTGGCTGAAGTTGATTTAGGGAATGGAACATCTTACAATCCAGCGGAAGCGTTGAATATGTATTTTCAAACAGGTAGTGTTGTAGGTAGATCATTAACGCAGGATGGAGATTTAAACAGAGGTAAAATACCTGTACAAGAATTAGCTTCATCATCTGGGCAAGGGAAGATTTCATCTCTTATAAATACTTATCAGTATTACTTACAAATGATTAGGGATGTGACTGGCTTAAATGAGGCTAGAGACGGTAGCCAACCGGATAAGAATTCACTAGTAGGGCTTCAAAAGATGGCCGCTAACGCGTCCAATGTAGCGACTAGGCATATATTACAGGCTGGTTTATATTTAACTCTTAAAACTTGTGAAAATGTTTCGTTAAAAATAGCGGACTTATTGGACTTTCCTTTAACCCGTAATTCAATGAACAACAGTGTGTCAATATACAATGCTGAAATCTTAGCGGAAATAGATACTTTAAATCTGCATGACTTTGGAATTTATTTAGAGCTAGAACCAGACGAAGAAGCTCAACAACAGTTAGAACAAAATATACAGGTTGCGTTGCAATCAGGAGGTATTAACTTAGAAGACGCTATTGATATTCGTCAAATTAAAAACATTAAGTTAGCCAACGAGTCTATCAAGTTTAGAAGAAAGAAAAAAGAAGAAGAAGATAGGGCAGCTCAACAGGCGAATATACAAGCTCAAGCTCAAGCAAACGCTCAAGCATCAGAAGCAGCAGCAATGGCTGAAGTGCAAAAGCAACAAGCTTTATCTCAAACTAAAATACAAGTAGAGCAATCAAAATCTCAGTTCGACATACAGAAAATGCAGCAAGAAGCTGAAATTAAAAAGCAGTTAATGGAAGTTGAATTCCAGTATAATATGCAACTAGCTCAAGCTCAGTCTGGTGTGAAACAAGGCAATGAAAAGTATAAAGAGGATCGTAAGGACGATAGAACAAAAATACAAGCAACTCAACAAAGCGAGTTAATTGATCAAAGAAAAAATGATTCTTTACCAAAGAATTTTGAATCTGCAGGGTTTGACAACCTCGGCGGATTTGGCCTAGAGCAATTTGAACCTAGGTGATAACTATTTACTAATTTTATAATATCATATCATGTCAGAAACAATTAAAGTGGACCTTAGAGAAGGCCCTAAAGCAGAAGTAGACAACGTTACTAAAGTTGATTTGTCTGAATCAGTTACTCCGGTGGAGGAAGTGGTTGAGGAAACAATTGAAAAAGTAGCTGAAGAAGCAACCCCGGAGCTGGAGGATGTAACTACTATAAACGAAGTTACAGAGCCTGAAGTTATAGCGGAGGTGGAAAAGATCATTGAGTCTACTCCAAAAGCAGATTTACCTGAAAACGTTGAAAAGCTAGTAGATTTTATGCAGGAAACAGGCGGAACCGTACAGGATTATGTTAGGTTAAACGCAGATTATGACAAGGTAGATTCAGATACGTTGTTAAGAGAATATTACAAAAACACAAAATCACATTTAGATGACGCTGAGATTGATTTCTTAATGGAGGACAAGTTTGATTTTGATGAAGATATTGAAGAGGAGCGAGATATCCGAAAAAAGAAACTCGCAAAAAAAGAAGAGGTTGCAGAGGCAAAGAATTTTTTAGAAGGTCTGAAAGACAAATATTATTCGGAAATCAAGTTGAGACCCGGATCGTCGCCAGAACAAACTAAAGCTTCAGAGTTTTTCAACCGCTACAATGAGAATCAAAAAGTAGCAGAGCAACAGCATTCAACGTTTAAAGAAAGCACTAAACAAATGTTTACCCAAGATTTCAAAGGTTTTGATTTCAAATTAGGTGAAAAAACATTTAGATATGGCGTTCAAAATGTAGAAAAAGTTGCAGAAAACCAATCTAACATTAACAACCTTATTGGGAAGTTCCTAAATGACAAAGGTGAAGTAACGGATACGAAAGGTTATCACAAAGCTATTTATGCTGCAGAAAATGCGGATACTATCGCAAAACACTTTTACGAGCAAGGCAAGGCTGATGCAGTAAAAGACGTAGTGGCGAAATCCAAAAACGTTAGTTCAGAAGCGAGGTCGACTGCGCCCTCTGAAGTTAGTATTGGAGGATTTAAGGTAAAAGCAATTAGTGGTGTTGATTCCTCAAAATTAAGGATTAAAAAAACATTTAATAATTAACATTAAAACATTTTATTATGGCATTAACAGGTGGATCGGGTTTAACACCCTTCGCAAAAAAATCGGTATTATCAACAAATTATATCGACTTTACAAGTGCAGACGCGAATAGCGCAAACTGGGCACAACAATACATTCCAGAAGTTTACGAAGCGGAAGTTGAAAGATACGGAAACAGAACTATTGGAGGATTTTTAAAAATGGTAGGAGCTGAAATTCCTATGACGTCTGATCAAGTAGTTTGGTCTGAACAAAATAGATTGCATGTTTCTTACACAGGACTTACTCTTACGAACGGTGGTGCTTTAGCAGCTCTTCCTACGAACAACGTAATTGGGGTAGGGCAAACTATCTTAGTTATCAAAAATGATGGTTCTGCTTCTGCAAAAGCTTACGTTTCTGCAGTTACAAACGGAACTACTGTGGCTATTAAAGGTTACTCTAGTAGTGTTGCTGAAATATTTGCTTTAGTTGGTGCAACTGGAGTTAAAATATTCGTTTATGGTTCTGAATACAAAAAAGGTACTGATACAACAGCTGTATCTATTGAGCCTTCTTTCACTCAGTTTTCTAATAAGCCAATTATTATTAAAGACAAGTACGAAGTAAGTGGTTCTGATGCATCTCAAATTGGATGGGTTGAAGTAACTACTGAAGGTGGAGATTCTGGATATTTATGGTATTTAAAAGGTGAAGGAGAAACTAGATTACGTTTTGAAGATTACTTAGAAATGGCTGTAGTTGAAGGTGAAAAGAAATCTGGCAACGGAGACACTCCATCTGGAATTGATGGTACTGAAGGTTTATTCGCTGCTGTAAGTGGCAGAGGACAAGTTGATAGCGCGTATGGAGGAAACTTAGCCTCTTTTGATGCTATTCTTAAAGGATTAGACAAAGAGGGTGCTATCGAGGAAAACATGCTTTTCTTAAATAGAACTACTGCTTTAGCTTTTGACGATATGCTAGCTGGATTAGACGGTGGAAACACAGGTGCTGGATCTGCTTATGGTGTATTTAACAACGATCAGCAAATGGCATTAAACTTAGGTTTTTCTGGTTTCAGACGTGGATCTTACGATTTCTACAAAACTGACTGGAAATACTTAAACGATGCTTCAACTAGAGGATTGGCTGCAGACGCTACCGTAAATGGTATCTTAATTCCTGCAGGAACTTCAACTGTTTATGACCAATCGCTTGGGAAAAACATTAGAAGACCTTTCTTACACGTAAGATATAGAGCTTCAGAAGCTGATGACCGAAGAATGAAATCTTGGTTAACTGGCTCTGTTGGTGGAGCAGC